TTTCTTTGTGTCTGGATCAAGTTGTTTACGTTTAGCATTAAGCACTGCATAAAATTTTGTTTTGTTCATTTTTAATTCCTTCTTTTCTAGTAATCAACCCAGAAGATATTTTTTTCAGCCTCAGAACTTCTCCAAGCATTATATACTTCCTTGTTAATGTACACCTCTTTATTACTCACTTTGGCATATCCATGTTTAAAGTCAGAGTCGCCAGCAGTCATCTTTTTAATCCTTGTTTGGTAAGAAGATTCTCCTAAGCCAAACTCTGTTTTAAACTGGGTCTTTGTTAACCAATTTTCATCAGCTAAATTAAGTGACATACAACCTCCTTTTATTTCGTGTGTTTAAAACACAACTAAAGATAAAAATTAATATTTCGGTAGTCAATACCAAAATATTCTTCGATTTTTTTTAACTCTGGAATATCCGGGAAAGTTTTTCCTGCCTCCCAATTCATCCAAGTATTCTTATGAATCGCTAACTCCTTTGCCATCTGTTCTTGAGTAAAACCTTTATTTACTCGCAGTGCAGCCAAGGTTAACTTAAAGTTTTCGGGCATATTATTCTCCTTTCTATGTGTTTATCAAACATAAATACTTGTCACGGGGTCTACGCAACGTACCCACACTTTGCAGAAGATTCACAACTGCTGTGTTTGTTCTTTCGTTTGACTTTGAATTTATTTTACTGTGTTTTTAACACAATGTCAAGTGTTAAAACACAATTTTATTTATTTTTTTGTGTTTTAATCGGTTTTTATTGTGTTTTTCATTGATTTTATTGTGTTTTTAATATACAATATTCTTAAACATACATAGAAAGAAAATATTATGAGCGGAAAAATAACAAACCACCTCGGTAACAAAGAGATAATGGCTGAGAATCTACAAAGATATATGGATATGTATGGACTGGATCGAAAAGATATCGCGGAAATAGCAGGAGTTAGTTATTTTACCGTTCGAGATTGGCTCGTAGCTCGTACTTATCCACGTATTGATAAAATAGAAAAACTGGCAAATCACTGGAATATTTCAAAAGCAGACCTAGTTGAACCAGAAAGTGAACGTCCCAAACCCAAATCTAAACTTCTTCAAGAAGTCACTGATATCACCTCTAAACTTGATGAACCACGTCAACGAATAGTACTTGATACTGCAAAAGAGCAACATAAAGAGCAGGAAGCAGAAAAAGTTTTGTCGTTAAATCACTATAAATTATCTGATGAATATCTTGATGATCAGATTAATAAAGCCAGTGCTTATGGTGGTGGTGAACTTAGTGACAATGATAAAGAGTTTTTCAAACGCTTATTGAAAAATACTCTCCAAGAAAGAATTGATCGTGGGGAGTAAGATGTCTTATGGGAAAATTAAAAGAGTTATCTCGTGAGCTTGGTGCTGAAATAATATATTTTAACGCAATTGAAAATGGTGTTGTGCTAGAAGGTGATGCCAAAGGAGTCTACTTACCAGATGATAATGTTATCTATATACGTGACGATCTAACAGTATATGAACAAGAAAATGTTATTCTTCATGAACTTGGCCACTGCTATTATGGTCATATTCACTACGATTGTCATTCGAAGGGGTACAGTAGCAAGCAAGAAGCCGAAGCTAATTCATATATGGTTGCTTACAGATTCAAAGAATGGTTACTTACATGGGATTTTGCACCCTTACCTGAGGAATTGAACGTCCAAAGATTTATGAACGCTTATCATTTTGAGTATAAAGTAGAATATTTGTGTGAAAATATAATAGATGAATACAATGCAGAATATTATGAAACTGTTTAAAAAGCTTACATACTAATTCCGTCAAATGAAAAGGAGAAAAAATGGATATTTCCGTTGCTGATGAATTAATAAAATTAAAAGGATTGCAAGAACAAGGAGTAATTACCCAAGAAGAGTTTGATATACAAAAATCAAAGCTACTTGCTTCTTCAGATCTTAGGGATGA